GTTGTTGCTGTGTAGAGATACTAAGTGATCCATCAAATGATCAAATCCTATAGCATATCTATTTATATTATGAAATACACTCATTGTTTATCCTTTCATTAAGCGATTAATAGAATCCATTATGGCATTCTATAGTGTAATTATGGCATAGTTTATAAAAAATGTCAAGAACTTTTTTTGAATCTACCTAGTCTATGAAACAATGCTTCTAACTGTTTCTTCTTTTCAGTTGGTACAGCAAAATCATCTTGTGTTTTCAAAGTAAATAATATTAAATCTCTTATCAACTCTGCATCTGCTGTTGAAAATACTGGTTTACTTTCTTTCATTATCTTTTCTCTTTCTTCGTCATTATAAAATGCCCATTCAGATATTTGTTTACTTGTTCTAAAACAACCAATACAAACTTCATTCTCTAGTGTACATACACCAACACAAGGTGAACTAATTATATGTCCACCAACTCACATACACCTGCAGTACAGGCAAGTTCTTGTGATCCTTTCGTGTTATCTTCTTTCTCAAAGTCTTGTAGTTTATTCCAATCAATATCTGTAGGCATTTCTTTTGCTAACTTCTTATAAGTCTTCTCATCTATATCTTGGTAAGGTGCTTGTTGATATGTATGATCAGAGAAAGGTAAGAAAGATACACCACTTAGGTAATCAAAGTTTTCCCAACACCATGCACCAACTGGAACCCACTCTTCTTCTTTAACACTTATAGTTACAGAAGGTTTATGTTCACACCAATGTTTAGCATAGCATTTCCAGATCTCTAATTGTTGAATAGCTGTCATGTCTGTTCTGCATACTGAACCTTTAGGAGCCATCATTGGAAAAGAAAACACAGTAGTATGTTCTGGTTTCATTACATCAGGCTCACTAGGTATACCAGATGCAATCATAAACTCAGTCAATGGATCTTTATTATCACCTCTTACTGTTCTAATGTAGTAAGGATTATGTCTAGCATGTATACCACTAGCACTATCAACTAACTGACTTACAGTACCTGAAGGTTTAACACAAGTAATAGCTGTTGATTGTGGTATGCCTAACTTGTAAGCTAAAGCTTTATTAGTATCTACTGCATGTTTCTTTAACACTTCTAGTCTAGGTGCTAATCCATCAATAGTATTTAACTCAATACAATCCATAATACCTGTAAGAGATACACCAAGTAATCTTTCTTCTTCTGTATTGTTCTGCCATCTCTTACGAAGATAACCAAAGTTTGTAAAGGTAGATTGTATAGTACCTAACATAGTAGCAAGTTTAACTTTCTTTGCTAGTGTAGTCATAGTATCAGTAGAACGACATACAACTTCAGTTAAGTTACAGAATTGATTAGGTCTTAATATAATTTCACTACAAGGATTAGTACCAAAATCCCATTCAGCATCTCGTCTACCATTCTCTGCAGCTTTAGCTTGAGCAGATGCTCTATTAAACATACCTCTCTCACCAGATTTACTTTCATATAATGATAACCATTCCTTCATAAAGATACCTGGATCTGGTTTTTCTGTGTAAGCTACAGAGTTATTAGCTAATGCTCTTTCTGGATTAGTAGTCCACCATTCACCTGTCTTAGCTGTACGTATTCTTTGATCAGATAAGTTAGATAAAGATATAAGAGCTGATCTACGTACACCACCTACAACTACAACCTCACCTGTCTTACATACAATGTCATGGCATTCCATAGAGGAAAGCTTTCTACCTTTAGCATTTTTAAATTTAAGAATAGTAAAGTCAAATAAATCTACAAGAGGTTGAGGTCCACTTGCTCTACCACCAAATGTTTTTAATCTTGCACCTGCAGGTCTAACTTTATTTACATCTATCTTAGGAACTCTACCTGTGTAGAGATAAGATATTAAATCTCTGAATCCTTTTGCCCAACCTTCTTTAGAATCAACAACAGATATAACATCTTCTGTATGTTCAAACTCTACATCAGGAACAGTAGGTAACTTATCTGCATACTGTCTTTCAACAGAGAAGCCTACACCTGTACCATTCATAAGTATATATAGTACTTCATCAAATGCTCTTGGACTATCAATAGGAATATAAGAACAATTATAACCTGCTACATTCTCTCTATCTAATGCTTTACCTGATGTCATCAAAGCTCTCATGCTTGGCATAACTTGTAAGGAAAGTATACCTTCTTCTAAATCTTCCCACTCTTTCTTTTTAATTACATCATCATAATTATTATCTATATGTTCTTTAAAGAAAGCTATAAGTCTACTTACAGTTTCACTCCAACTTTCTCTTCTACCTTCCTCTTCTAGCCAACGTGAGTACCTAGACATGTGAATGAATGATTGATACTCAGTAGGTAAATAATTATTTCCTAGTAATGATGCCATCTATTTTTCCTTTCCATACTTCTTTTCTAATATTAACTCTGCATAGTGTATTACTTTTCTAATATCTTCTATGCCATTTTTTGTTTTATGACGAGTTATATATTTTACCACATTACCTTCTAAGAAGTCAAGATTATTTTTAATAATATAATCTACAGGTTGTATAACACAATCTTTATAATGACTACCACCTATTTGTTTATCACTAGGTTTACCATACTCATACTCATACGTACCTTTTTTTATAGCATCTTCTTCAGCATCTCTTCTCTTCATATAATCTCTATAACTTTCTTGAGACCATCCTCTATCTTCTTCAGGATTTATCAAGGACTCTTCTGATTCTTTGTCTGACATATTTTATTTCCTTTGAATTAATTACTTTAATTGCAAAACTTCTTGTATACTCTGCATTCATACCTGCACTCTCACATATATACTCAAAGTTATCACACGTTACACCTACACTACAGAAGAACCATGCACGAGCATTTGCTCTTTCAACACTTACTCGTGATGATTCTACTTTAGTTTTTTCTTTTGTTGCATCTAACAATGCTTGAAATATAACAGACAAGAATAACATACGTTCAGCACTACTGTTCTCATGTTCTTGTATCTCTGTTAAGATCTCAATGTATTCTTCATTCATTAGTCTTCTGTTATTTCATCTCTAAATGTATCCTTTAACATAGATGCAGCTTCATCTGCTTCAGCAGCTAACTTTATTTGTTTGATAAACTCATCAACAATTTGTCCATGCTCTCCTATGCCAACAGGATGTTGTAAGTATATACGTGCATTAGTTATAGCTTTATCTCTTTGTGATTCAAACTCAGCTAGTGCTGTATCGTACATTGCTTTTTTAATTGCCATTTGTTTCCTCCTTTCCTAACCATTTTACTTTTGTTATAATTCCTAAAGGTCCTTTACAAGAGAATGCTTTTGCTTTAACATTCTTACCTTTACGTTTATTAATATAAAATCCATCTCTAGTTGTTTGTGCTATTTTCATAACACTTGATCTAATATAACCATTTTTATTACACCAAGCACCTAAACAATAAACTTCCATTCGTTTACCATTAAGATAAAATTCTGCTTTACCCTGATATTTACCATTTTTTTCTCCTTGTGCTAAAATGTTTGGTACTCCTATTTTAGTTTCACTTATCTTTTTTTTAGTTTCTTCTGTAAGAGGTGTGTAACTTTCAATAGGTCTATAAAATTTACCACCTACATAAGAATTATAATAAGAAGGTTCATCTGTACCTTCTATTACAGCAGTAAGTACATCCCATTTAATTTGATAGTATGCTTCATAGTATCTTAAACTTCTTTTGTTTTTATATTCTGCTATAACTTCAAATGTAAAATGTTTCTTACCTATCTTTTTTATATCTTCATTTAAATATTTAGAAGAACCTGTATATATTTCCCACTTATGTTTTTTCTTTTTCTTACCCATAGAAAAATATTGTTTACAACCTACATATTTTTTACGAGTCTGAGTATTAGTTATAAGATAAACAAACCCAAACTTATCTAGGTTAGGTACGAAAGGTTCTCCAGTATCATAACTAACCCAATGATTTACCAATCTGTAACCTCTTCTACATTAGGAGCTTTAGAAACTTGTGTAAGATACCTAATACCTTTAGCATAATTAAATGCACGTAATCCTTGACCTTGATTAGCATCACTCCAACAGCTACGTTTATGTGAACAATACAAACAACCAATAGCAAGCTTACGATTGCCACTAAGACCATCAGGAATAGAATCATAACACCTATCAGGTGGATTATCTTTGTCCAAAGCAGTTTTAAGATAGTCAATTCTTTCTTTAGCATTAATCATTTCCAATGAATGAACATCAGTTAAACATATATTACCATGCTGTTTATCTATCACAAGAAAAGCAGCTTCATCTACTCCATTACCTTCAGCATAAGCAGAGATCTGTGCTATATAACCAAAGGGATCATCAGAGTATAGTTTCTTTTGAGAAAACTTTTCAAAACTTCTGCCTGATGCACTCTTACAATCAACAAGAACTCCATCAATCATACAATCTTGATGTCCTTTTATACCATTAACATTAACTTCTTTTTGTTGCTCAGTTACTTCATGTCCTGCAATTCGTGACAGAACAATTAATAAATCTTCAAGTAAATGACCATACAAAAACTTAATACGAGTATGAGGTTGTAAAGGTTCAGGAGTTTCTTTAGTATTTTTATCATACCATAACTGTCTTGCAGGTTTACCTATAGCAGATAGTCTAAGGTTACGTCTTTCTCTAGGTTTTTCATTTAATATATTCTTCATAGTCTCTTTAATACTTTTTGTAAAAGAGTCTAAATGTTTATCTACTTCTTCTTCACTTATTTCTATATCATTTTCAGGTTCAAATAAATTATATATATCTTCTACTAAAGTATCTATTTTTTTCATAGTAAATAATGGGGAGATACTCGTTCAGTAATACCTCCCCATCCTTTCTTGGTTGGTTAAGAAGCGAAGGATAGTTCTTCGTCTGAGTCTTCAGTTACAAACCCATCAGGAACAACTTCAAAAGCTTCATCTGCATCAGCGTCTACGTTATAAGGAACTAAATTAGTTACCTGCACAGCACGTAGATCAGCAGATGTTCCAGAACGACCTTTAAATTCCCAGTCATATGTACTATACAATACATTTACTTCTGAACCATTACCAATTAATGTACCAGACATGTTACGTTTACCTGCGTCAACAACTTCAGGTGCTTTATTCATGTTACCATCTTTACGTCTAACTTTTCTTTTAACAGTAACAAAATCACCTCTGTCATCACCTTTATTCTTAACAGATAAACCATCTGCTTTAGCTACATCAGTATTCTTTTTGTCTAAGTTACCAACATCTATTGACCATACTCCATCTGAATCAAATGTAGTATTTGGGCTAACGATTGATGCCCAGTATGCGTTTCCTTTTAGTACACTCATGTGTATCTTCCTTTCATTTTTATTAATAACAGAATTATGACATACCTCTGAAACAATGTCAAGAGATTTTTCCATAATAAATGTTTTATTTAAGTTAAGTATTAAACTCATCTCGATTCTTGAGATAAGGTCTTGTTTTCCTTGATGTATTCTACCCCATGTTTTGTATTCAGCATCACTATAACTTTTAACTCTGGTATTTTTATCTACAACTTTGTCAGTTAATTCTACTAACTCTTTTGCATCACACCATACATAGTCATGCTCTCTTTCAAATACAAAGTAATCACAGTCGCCATACAGCCACCCTTTATTACCCATTGTATTTAAAAATTCAACAACAATCCATGCGTCATCAAAAAACTTGTTTTTATTTCCAGTTCTTCTAGCCTTTACATCTACACTAACTGTTAATCCTTTGTATGTTAAGTATAAATCTATATGTTTATTTATATTCTCTTGTTCATCAGCTATTGCAACTGTATAACCATGTGATTTAGCTGTCTGTATAAACTCATTCTCTACTTTTATACCTCGCTTAATATAATCAACGTGATCTTTTCTTCCTTTAAATTCTTGTACTAATGTGTCTCTGCCCATGTCTTACCTACCTTCCATTCATTATCAAGAGGACATTTCATTTGTAATTGTTTCTCAGTATCTTTCATAGCATCTTTAGTTAACTGTCCAAACTTATTTATTACTTTGTTTGAAACTTCAAACTGATACTCATCATGTATACTTGCTACAAGTTTAGCATCAATACCTGTTCTACTAATACGTTTATTCATATTACATAACCATACTTTACAAACAACAGCACCTGCTCCTTGTATCAAAGTATTCAATGCACTATGTGGACTACGTATATGTAAACGTCTACCATCAATACCTTTGATAGTACCTTTAGAAGCAGCTTTTGTTACAGCATCACGTACTCTTTTTAATGCTGGCATACTAGATAAGAACTTATTAATTAATTGTTGTCCTTCTTTAGCACCTGCTCCTACTATCTGACCTATCTTAGATGCACCTGCACCATACATAAATGCATATATAAATGTCTTTGCCTGGTCTCTATCAGTTAGACCTGCCATTTTCATATTATGTGTATGTATATCTCCAGTCAATAGTATATCTGTAAAGGTAGTATCATTCATTAGATGTGCTAAACATCTTAACTCTAAGCCACTTGCATCAGTTCCTACTATGGAATGAGTATAAGGATTATCAACTGTCCAACAATCCCTACACTCTTTTCCATATGGAGAACGAACTGCAG